CTACTGTTACACCAGTAGAACCATTATAAGATGTTCCAGAAAGGCCAGTTCCAATTGTTAATGCATCTAGGTTAGTTCCTAGTGCCTTGCCAGAAATAGTAGAGTTTGTAAGTGAGCCATTTCCAATATTTGAAAGTGTATTTGTAGATCCAGAAATAGACTTATTTGTAAGAGTATCTGTTGTTGCCTTACCTACCAAAGTATCTGTAGCATTTGGTAGGGTTACTGTTACATCTTGTGTTGGCTCTGTAACAAGAAGAGTTAATTCATAATCATCAGGTGTTGCACCTTCAAATGTAATTCTGTCTGCAAATGTTGGTGTTGTAGATACTGTTGCAGTAATCTTTCCTGATGTATCATTATATGCAAATGAGATACCGCTCTGAGAGCCATCAAACATGGCTGCTGTGGTATCTTGTAGAAATTCTGTAGAGGCTTCTGTAAGGACTGTTGATCCATTTACAGTAGCCGATGCGCCTTCAACTACTAGGCCATTTTTAATGCGAAAGGCTTTGTCGACTGTAGCCATTTATTTCTCCTTTAGGTCAGGCCTTCAAACCTGTACGGTAGTACCGTATGGTCATCGGGCTTAGTGCTGGTGTAACTGTCATGCTAATTGTACCAGAGTTTAAATTAGCAGTGATATTTCCTACATTGCTATTGGTATTAGCAACAGAGGCAAATTCTGTAATATTTTGATTGGTGCCATCAAAAACTATGTTTATTTCTGCGCTTCTATATGAAGAAGATTCAGCATGGGACATTTGAACCATGTACTTGATTGTTCTCCAGGTAGATGTGTCTATTGTGTCAAATACCGTTGCTGATTCAATACCGTTGATTGTGACTGAGTTGTTTCCATCTCCACCTAAAGAGTCTGCTCTGTATGCGGTGGTATCAATTAGGTCAGTAAAGTCTGCTCCACTAGGTTTATCACCTGTCTCAAACTTTGCTTTTAATTGGTTTATTGGTAGGACGGCCATATCATTGATTATATCATAAAATATAGTTATTAATACCAATGATGGCTATGCCAATTGGTGGTACATTTTGCGGGCTATAAGAAGGAACCATTATATTTGTAACTTTTATCTTAAAGGGCACCTTATAGATGACTTTTGAAAGACGAGTATAATTATCGTTTATAACGGTTGCTGTAGCCATCAGTCTGTAATGTCTTCAATCATTTTTATTTTACCCTGCAAAATTGTCCAAACAACTGCATTACCGCTGTTAGCCATCTGAATATCAAACTCATCATTTGTTTCTAAAATTTCTGTTTCATCACTTGCAAGATATACTGTAAATTCTCCTGGGCCATCATCTTCCTCTGGTTCTGGAAAAATTTCTAAAATAACAGAAGATGTAGTTGATCTAGCAAAGTCCATTTTAATTGTCCAGTCTTCAATTACTAGTGGATCACCAGCGTCATCTTGTACATACATCCTAAAGGATGCTGTATCGCCCCTAACCATTGTCCAAATAGACTGTGGTGGCGCTGAACCTATAGCAACATCTTTTTGACTTCTATATTGTGCCATTATGCTAGACCTGCTTTCATTGATCCCCAAGTACCGTTGCCTCTAAATGCACCGACTAAAACTGTTCCATTAATATTTGCTTTTGATACAACAGCAACAACAGAAGAATTTGTAGTTTCAGAAATTGGTTGTGTTGCAGTTAGTCCACCAGATGTTCCTACATAAAGTAAATTTCCAACTGAATATGAAGAAGTATTAATTCCTGTAAATACTCCAGAAATAACAATGACACCATCGCTACCATTAGAAATTGTAGACTGTGCTAATCCAACTACTGGAAATGTTGCAATAGTGCTTGCTTGTGATTTTGTTACTCTTGGTTTTCCGCTGGTACTATTAAATCCTGAAATATATACTGGATCACCCATAGCAATAGAAACACCACTATTGTTTGTTACTTCTAATGTATGATAAGGCAATCCAATTGTAGGAAGAATTACTTCAATACGCTCAGCAATAGCCTGTAAATCACCAGCAACATCTACTGGAGAAGAGTTCGTAGGATAAGGAATGTCATAGACAGGAGTTTCAGCCATAGTCTTATTATTATACCACTTGCAATAGAAATAATTTTAAGAATTTGTGCTGATATTTGACTCAAAAGGCCAAAAGATGCTATAATTAGAGTATGCTACTGCAAAGTAGCATTTGTAGTCTAGGAGGAAAAACTTGAGAGACAACAAAATACTATCGGGGGTTCTTGTAACATTGCTTACTTTAACATTATTAAATAATGGTCTTGGTATTGCTTATGCTACAAAGAACAATTTACTAAGTAATACCGCTCAGATTGCACCTGCCGCCGACAAAGCGGCTTTTTTGCTTTCTAAGCCTACTACTGATGTAGTACTTGCAAAGTATGCGGATGCTACAAGTTTGACTGACATCCAGTTGGTTGAATTACTGAAGGCTGTTGGGTTTAAAGGGGTAGGTCTTAAGACTGCTTGGGCTGTTGCCAAAGCAGAATCTAATGGTCGCCCATTTGCATTCAATGGTAATGCTGAGACAGGAGACTCCTCATATGGAATCTTCCAGATCAACATGATCGGTAATTTAGGTCCAGATAGAAAAGATAAATTCAATCTTGATTTAAATGCTGAACTCTTTAGCCCAGTCAAAAATGCTCAAATCGTGTTTCACATGACAAAAGGCGGTAAGGACTGGAGTTCATGGTCATCTATGAAAAACGGTGCCACGAATAAATGGTTAAAGAAATTTCCCAATAATTTAATTTAAGGGATAAAAAATACCCCCATTGGAGAATATCCTTTGGGGGTTATTTTTTTTATTTAATTACTCTGGGAGTTCAACTATTGCAACTCCTTGCCAGTTGTTTGTTTCTTTGTCCCAAAAATATAGTTTAGGATCGCTTTCATCAAACTCTGGCTTTGGAATTGGTGGCTCCCATATTGCTAAATCTTCATTAAGTGTCCAACCATCAAAAGGCTGAGGGATAATAAATGTATTATTTAAATATCTTCCGCCAATATGAGTACTTCCAAAATGATGTCCACCAATCTCAACTTCACCATAAGTGAACTCAACACACTCTTTTTGTGTTAACTCTTCTGCTTCTGCTTTAGAGTTAGCAACAATTATGTTAACTATTTCTGTATTGTCTAATACTGCAAAGTTTGGCATTTTTTCTCCTTAAAATCCTCTAAGAACATAAACAACTCCTTCGGTACCTGCGGCACCAGTTCCAGTAGAATTACCATTAGTTGCTCTAGATCCACCGCCACCGCCACCAGCACCATAGCCTGTTCCAGCGTTTCCATTGTTGCTGGTGTACTGGCCTCTATTTCCGCCATTGCCACCCGTGCCGATTCCTGATCCACCGCCCGAAGCGCCGTTACCTGATCCACCACCGCCAGTTGTGCTGTTTGTTACAGCAGGGGCTATAACCGTACTTGCAGATCCGTTAGTTCCTCCGCCACCAGTGCTGCCACCACCATTACCTCCGTTTGTTCCAGCAGTGCCTCCAGCAGTAGAAGTTCCTGCTCCACCGCCACCACCAGCGCCTCCGCCACCAGCAGATGCAATTGCTCCAAAACTTGTTGTTCCTCCAGCAGCAGAGTTTCCTCCCGCTGCACCAATTGTAATCGATTGTGAAGCATTGGTATATGTAAATGCTGCTGTAATTCCACCGCTTCCACCACCGCCGCCTCCCGTGTATGGAGTACTGCAATTAGTGCCATTTCCTCCGCCTCCGCCGCCTCCAACTGCCTGAACATAAAGAAGTCCAGTTGTTGAATAAGTAGAAGATGTTGTAATAGTATCTAATGTTCCACCAGTAATTGATGTTGGTGTTGCGTTTCCTGCAACTAAAGTAAGTGTACAGATAATGCTTGATCCAGTGTTTATTGAAACCCATGCGCCAGTATAGGCTGAACTTAGTGTAAATGTTACCGTTCCGCCTACTGTTGTTTGTGTAAGAAAGTCTCCACTTGCGCTAGTAAAAAATCTCATTGTTACCTGTGAAGTATTTGGTGATGTAGTTAAAGTGTACGTTCCTGCAGAAAAAGTACTTGTTACTTTATAAACAACAAGAGCGGCTGGTACTGTAAAAGCCGTTGCTGCTGGAGTAGAAGAACCCGAAGAAGTAACTACTGGTAATACTGATATAGCCATTTTAAGTCTCCTATGAAATCTCTACGCCGCTAATATGAAAATTAACAGTAGTTGCTGATGCGCCACCAGTTATTGTTTGAGTTGTTGGTAAAACTTGCTTTAGGTCAATTGTAACAACACTGTTGGCTGCTATAGCGACATCGTCTGATATTTTTACAGAATTTAAAGATAAATCAAAAGTTGCAGCAGTTGCTGCTGTGTTTGCAATTAAAATATTTGTTACAACTGTTGTTGTTGAGGTTGGAACGGTGTATAGTAGTGTACCAACGCTTGTAGTTGCCGCCCCTCTAAACAGTGCCTTTGTTACAGTAGCCATTTTTTACTACCTTTCTTGTTTTAAGTACAACCCCATATAAAGGTTTTGTTTTATTATATCATAATTATTTATATAGGTTGCCTTTTTTTGTGATATTTTTATAGTAGTCATAAAATACACTGTGTTTTCTTTTTTCCATTTCCAGTGTTTCTAATATGTCTTTTTCTGAGCCAAACTCCATACTCCAAGACTCTCTTTTAAAAGGAATAACCTGGGCTATTGGGGTGCCAGCAGGAATTAAACCTTCAAAACCTATATCCTTTAATACGAAAGGAAAATTTACTGGTGGATACCATTTATCAGTATCAACAATTCCTGGCAAAATTTCAAAAACAGACTCCCTATGCATTGGTTGTACAAAAAAACAAGAGTAGCCCTTTGGGGTTTTTATTGCCCATGGGCTTACCCATTTTGGATAGGCAATATTAAAACCAGTGTTACCTGGGTGCTCTTTAGCCTGGCCTACCGCATGAAATCCCAGTGGATTTCCTGTTGGCCAAACGAAATAAGGCTGCTTACCATCTTTTTCTGTCTCTTGTTGTTTTACCCAAACATCAACATGGGATGTTATGATATAACCAGAAGTCATTGAATCAAAAACTGGCATACATTTTTTAATTGTTGCTTTTGGGCTTCCTTCGTCAAATGGGACCTTATTGTTTCCAAGGTATCCTGGAGTATCTTTGTACCAGTCTGGTAACATCTTATATGCTGGTTGTGGATAAAACTGATCTGATATATTTTCTATTTTTATAAATTTTATTTTAATGTTAATACACCCCTTTTTACTATTATAGCAGAGCACCCATTATTGTTAGTAATTCTACTTCCTCAGTATCTACCACTGTTGCTGCAGAAATTCCATTAATTTTTACAGTTCCAGCATTTTTTGAAACTAGATTTAAAGATATATCTGTATCTCCGCCAGTAGCAGATATTGCTGGTGTTCCAGAAGTTGCAGCATTTGATACCGTTATCTCGTTTATAGCAGAAGTCACGGTATCCATAATTAATAACTCATTGCCATTAGCGTCTGCAATAAAACCTAGATCTGCAAATTTTGGAGCAGTTAGCGTTTTATTACTTAATGTTTCTGTTCCAGCAATTGTT